GCACCTTGACCGCCGTTGGTCAACGTGTTGAAGATGGGCCCGACGATGCCGCCGAGCGTGGAGAAAGTGGACCCAATGATTTGGAGGATCGGTACCGCGCGGGCAAGGATGTCCGCCAGATCCACCTTGTTGAGGAACCCGGTGAAGCTGGCCAGTCCCTTGGCCAATGGCCCGGAGAACTGCGCGCCGATCTTGCCACCCTGACTGACCACACCGGCCAAGGCAGTGAGCAACGGCTTGACGGCCGGGGCAAGCGTGTCCAGGATTCGTTTCGAGCTGCCCAACGACGAGTTGACGGCCTTGACGAATGCGGGTGTCCGAGCGAACTGCAGTACTTGCACCACGACGCGGTTGAGCGCGCGGGCAACGCCGTTGGCCCCCGATTGGAACTGGCCCAGCTTGCCACCGGTCTTGGTCAGTTCGGTACCGAGGCCACGGAAGAATGTTTGTTGGATGCCAGCTTGAACGGCCTTGAGCGTAGGTAGCAGTGCACGGTACGACCGTGCGAACGCTTGCACGTTCGGGGGCAATCCCTCCAACGCCTTGTTGAAGACCTTGGTGTCTTGGGACGCCGCTTTCATGACGTCCTTGAGGCCTATCAAAGCTATCTTGGCCACACCCAAGATGCCGACTACTGTGGCGATGACGGCCGGCAGTGTGGCCAACCCAGCACCGATCAACGGCCCGATGGTGGCCAGCACTCCGGCGACAAGATGGAGCCCGCTGGTTATGGAGAGACAAACGGCCCCGACTTTGAGACCGCCCTTGACGAACTTGCCAAACGTGCCGAGAATGCCCGACATCACTCTGTCGAGCTTGCCGCCCTCGTTCTTGAGGTCTTTGGCGTCGTCCTCAGCTCGGGTTATACCCGCGCCATCATAGTCAATCTTGATGGTGCCCCGGATAGTACCCAACTGGTTGGACATCGGTTATCTCCCTGCACGCGTGGCCGGATCTCTAAATCTTCCGGTACCCGACGACACATCCACCCCCAAGAACGTGTTCAGCACGCGTTCTCGAACGAAGGCTTGCGTCGCCTCTTTAGCGTTCTTCGGCAACCGACCGACCGCCGTTTCTTGTTCCGCCTCAACTGCCTTGGCGAACATCCACACCGCACGGTCGATTCCGAAGGCCGGGAGCCCCTCTGTGATTCCCAGTAGTGCACTTGGTCGGCAATGATACGCCTGGGACATCTCCCATACGTGCCAGATCAGTATGGGGTCACGACTGAAACTCGGCCAGACGAGTTGCCAGGTCGTCCACCGCCTCTTGCATGATGTCGAGCTTGTCCAGGAAGTCGATCTCGTCCGTGTAGACGAACCCGGATTCGTACTCGTCGTTCTTGAACACCACCGGGACGCGATCGGTGTCGTCGATGGGGATCTCGACCCGGATCGGCTTGTCTTCGGGACCCTTCATGTACTTGACGACGTAGTGCAGTCGGACCGGCGGACACACCACTGCCAGCGGACACACCACGTCGGCCATGCCGATGAGGGCCTTCATCGTGTCAGGGTCACCGAAGAGCTTGAGCATCTTGATCTGGTCGTTGCGCGCGGCATCGGCAGCCGCCTCGGCCTTGGTGGGCTTCTTGGAGCTGTGCCCGGACAGCTTCTTCTTCGCCGGCTCGATGAGGTCTTCGGCGAACACCGCCGCGAGTGTCTCGAACTGGCTAAGAAGGCCGCCCTCAAGCAGCTTGTCGATACCGACTTTCTTCAGCTCCACCGTCTGCCCCGATGGCAGCGTGTGGATGAAGGTAGCTTCGGCAGCCTTGGCCTGCTGGCCCCAGACATTGTTTACTTTGGCGGTAGGGGGCATCGTGTGCTCCTAGTCCCTCTCGTTGGTTGGATCAGACGTACGTGTACACGTTGCTGGCCGACGTAGCGCTCTGGCCGGTCGGGTTGGTCACGCGAACGTTGGTAGCACCCGCCGCGTGTGCGGGGGAAATCGCGATGATCTCGTGGTCCGACACGATCGTGAAGTCGGTGGCTGGCGTGGCGGTGAAATTGACCGCCGTCGCGGTCGAGAACCCGGTCCCGTAGACCCGGATGATCTCGCCACCCGCCTGCGGCCCAGTGATGTCGTCGAGCGACTCGACCACAGGGATTGCCGGCGTGTCCAGCGCGGGGGCCACGATGGCTGTCGCGGTCTCATGCTGGATGATGTCGTAGACGGAGTCGAGGATGGGGTCTCCGTCGACATTGCCGGTGACACGACACGGGTAGCCGATGCCGGATGCACCGGGGATCATGAACTCGCCGTCCTTGAACGACTGTTCGAGGTTGCCGGTGACGCGGCACAGCCACACGATGGTGTGCAGGTCACCCCCCGAGTCACTGATCGCCTGACCGATGACCGTGAAGAACGGCCGCTGGTCATTCGTTCCCTTGCGGTATCGCGTTCTCTGGTTCGGGGAGATGCCGCTGGATACGGCTTCACCCCCGGCCAGCGAGGTGTACGCGTCGATGGACAGACCACCCGAGTCGAGTTCCCACTCGATCTTGGCACCTTTGCCGTGAGACGTTACCGTCTTGTCGTCCCCCCGGAGTTCGTCGAAATCCTCCGACTCATTCCACTGGAACGTCTGGGCATTGGGCAGGTCCACCAGCGACACACCGAACGTGTCCGCTTCGAGATCAGTGTACGGGAGGATCTTCACGTCCCGTAGGCCGTACGGTAGTGATGTCCTCATGTCACTTCCTTTCCATGGTCTTGAACAGGCGGGTCCGGATCAACTCACCTGTTTGCGTGTCGAACGCGTGCAGGACCACAACTCCGGCAACCTTCCCACACCACCGTGACGAACAACTAATCTCGATGACGCCGCGAGGCGACCCAGACGGTTGTACCAGCACGGCATGCTTGCGGGAAGAACACCGGAGATCGGTCACTTCTCCTTCGCCTGCGCCTTCTCCGTGCTCGCCGTCGTGGATGACGGAGCCGGCATGCGCGCCTGACTCCCGGGGTTGCCTACCAGCTCACCCAGTCGGACGTTGGCGTTGGCGGCCTGCGTCGGCGTCATCCGATACGGCAGTCGACTCGGCAGCCGGTCCATCTCGACCACCGAGAAGTTGGGGTCCGGCTCGATGGCGATACGCATCTGGTCGTCGGTGAACCGCGATGCGTCCACACCGAAGCCGTTCTCCCATGACCACTCGACCGGTTCCACGTCGTTACCGAGACCGGCCAGACGCCAGTCGGCCGTGCTGATCCGGTGTCGGTGCGTCGGTCCCGAGAACATGATGACCTTCATGTGTTACCTCCCCTCAAATTCCCGATGCTCCCACGTAGAACGTGGCGTTCCTTGTGATTGTTCCATGCCCTGTGTCTGACAGGTCATCCGAGTCTGAGACCCATTGGATGATCGAGATCCAGGACCCATCCGGATCTTCAACGCCGGCCACGTCGTAGAAAATCGCCTTGACTCGGCGGAGCATTCCGTCGATCCGCGTATAGTCGCCCCGCCCGTTCTGGTCGGCTATGTCGTGTAGCCACACCGTCATGAGTCGCCGGTCATGTGATGCCCCCGGCACGCCTACACCCCGCTCCGTGGTGCCGAAACGGACCTGGATGAACGGACGTACTACCGGGGTGTCCACGTCCCCCGCCAATACGCCGGCCTCGGTGAGGTTATACGGATCGGCTTTCAGCACGGTGTCGTTGGCCAACAGGCTAACCACGGTCGTTCTCACGTCACACCTCCCGTGTTGCCCGGTTGATGGCCGCTACCAAAGCACGCGACATCTCATCAGCGATCTTGAACATGACTGGCCCGATGATCGCGTACCTACCGGACCACCGGACTTCTAGCCATATGCCGTAGTGAACGCTGTGGTACAGCGTTAACGAATGCTCTTGCATAGGGTTCTTGTCATGCTGAGCCATCAGGCCAGCTCGCGCGTTGCCTGTGCGGTCGGTCCACCTGGCCCCGGTGCGCATCTTAGTTTCAGCCTGGGCCTCGAACAAGTCGAACACCAGGTCCACCGCCGCATCTACCTTTGACAGCAATCTTTTGAGCGAAGGCGTGAGGGTGTCGTAACTGAATACACCCTTGCGCGCGGCCATGCGTCAACCCAGCTTCCCGGCAGCCGGTGTGGTCACCGTGACGAACGCCTTGGTCTCGTACCCGTGCCCATCGGTGAACCCCACCACCTCGTACCGACGATCACCGTCGGTCCAATGGTCCCCCACGGCGATAGCCATATCCGGCATGCCTATCAAGTGGTAGTCAACCTTGCGGACCACACCACCGGCTCCGGTCACTTCCGGCCGTTGGTCGAAGTTCAATACCGACAGCTTGAACGTCTGTGGGACGCGTGGAGCGCCATCGGTATATGCGACACCGCCCGTGGCCGTTCGCGTCTCTACGACCGGTACAAGGGCCGCAGTGGTGGGGTCCGTGGCGATGAACGCAGCGGTCATTGTCACCTGCGGGTCGGTCATACGCGTTCAGCCCGAACGGTGAACGAGGCGCCTTCCGTGGGTGTGGCCGGTTCGTCGGGCCGGAAGTGGTTCTGCATCGCCAGCGCAGCTTTCTGGAGTTGCGATAGCGACCGTGACGAACCGCTCTCGGCCATGTCGACCAGCGTGGACGCAGCGGCAGCCTTCTCGGCCCACACCGCCGCAGCAGCCGCCTCAAGCGTACCGAGGTTGTCGATGTACGTGCCCAGCAGATCTGCGGTGTACACCGGGTCATCTTCCGGTGTGGCCGTCATCCGGCGCAGCTGGCCCACTTCATCGATCGTCGCCACGTTGACTCCTCTCCACGATGCCCCGTCAGTAGGCGTACCCACCGACGGGGCACCGACCCCAGAAGCGTGTTACTGAGGGTAGCTGTTGCGGATGAGTTCGACCAGCTCCGCCTTGGTTGCCTTGGCGGAGTAGGTGAGGTCCTTGTCGTCGGCCATCTCCTTGAGCTGGTCGCGAGTCATGTCCTCCAGGCCGTCGTCCTTCTCGTCCTCGTCCGTCTCGTCGTCCGCTTCGTCGTCGAGTTCGTCCTCGTCCGGGGCGAACCGCTGGCGGTTCTCCTCGATCCGTTCCTCGATACGCTGGATGCCGGCCTGACGGAGCCAATCGATATCGTCGTCAGACAGCGGCTTGTCCCAATCGATCTGTCGCATCTACCACACCTCCCTTATGCGTACTCGGTCGGCGGGGTGTACGACGTACCCGAAGCGAGCTGGAGGACGATGCCGCCACCACGCTGCCGGATGCCCGTACCGAAGCCGACGGACCAGAACGAGTCGATCAGCGGGTAGTCCGGGTTACGACCCTTGACGAGCCGCAGACCGCGCAGGGACGTCTGCGCGTGCTGACGGAAGCCCACCGGGTTGTTGAGCGACTCGCTGCCGCCCGTGGCGAACGACAGCACGTGCGACGCCGGCATGTAGTCGTCCTTGACGATGATGAGCGGCCCGTAGGTGCCGATCACGTCGAGGCCGTCCAGGGTGTTCGGGACCGCCTGCACCTGGCCGACGATGTTCTGGTTCTGCAGCATGATCTGGCCGGGCTGACCCTGCGCCGGGAGGAAGTCGTACCGACCGGTGCCGCCGTTGACCACCGACCGGAAGCCCCGGATGGTGTCGCTGTTCGCCTTGTTCGCCATCAGGACGAACCGGTAGCCACCGGAGATCGAGTATCCGTGGGACTCGAAGTCGTCGATGACCAAGACGTCGAGGTCAGTCGCCTCGAGGACGTTGGTGTTCGCCCCCGCCCCGCCGGTGGTCTTGTAGTGCGTGTGCGTTCCGTCGAAGGTGTTGGTCTTGTACGACGGGGGCACCGTGCCGTCCGCGTTGTAGAACTTATAGACGACGTACGCCTGCTGGTTGATGTTGACGCCCAGGTTGGTGTTGTTGAAGATCGTCCGGAGAACCTCCGTGACCTGCAACCGCAGCCAGGCCTCGACTGCCGCATCCGCGACGGAGTTCACCATCGTGTCCGTGGCGTCGGCCAGGTACTGCCAGGTGTACCGCGCCGCGAGGTCGTACCAGAAGAACGTGTACCCGAGGTTGAAGTACGTCGGCTGGATGCGGGCACCGACCGGTTCACCGAACTCGGTGCTCCGTTCGAAGTCCACACCGCCACCGGCCTGCGCGACCAGCTCCGTCGGGTTGGTCACGTCGAAGGTCAGGAACCGCAGGAGGGCCTGACGCGACGAGTTCGCCGCGTTGAGCAGGTCGAGGAAGTCCCGCCAGACGACGTTGAGATCCGTGCCGCTCGCCGTCTGGGTGACGACATCCCCGGCGACGTGCGTGCCGTGGGCACGACCACCACCGAGACCAGGCATGATGCCGAGCTTGGCCAGGTTGACCAGCTCCATGCCCTTGCGGGGTGTGGTCGCGAAAGCACCGGCCGGGAGTACCCGGTCGATGAGCCCGTTACCGGGCGTCCAGAGCGAAGTCTTCACGTGGTCACCCCCCGCATGGTCCGGACCACCAGACGCGTGGCCTCGACCGTGGTGCCGACGTAGAAGCCCACCGTACCCGTGCCCGGGGCGGTGGCCGTGAGACGTCCTGCGGTGGCATCCATGAAGTACCGGGTGCCCGCCACCGGGGCC